CCGCTAACCCAATCCAATCCCGCGCTTCCGGACGCAAAACCGGCGTCCACTTTTGCTGGAAGCGCTTTCAAAGGAGGCACCCCATGGCCACCATGGACATCTTCGAAGGCGATGCCTTCTCGATCATTGAACTCACCCGCGCGCTGGAAAACATCCCATTTAAGCCCGCCACTTTGGCGGGGTCTGGCCTGTTCGGACCACGCGGCGTCCGCTCGCGCACCGTTGTGATTGAGTCCCGCGACGGCACGCTGTCGCTGATCCCGTTCTCCGAACGCGGCTCGGCCTATGACCAGCAGACCCCGGAACGTCGCGATGTGCGGGCGTTTGTCTGCCGCCAGTTCAAGAAACAGGACGTGATCTGGGCCTCGGAAATCCAGCAGGTGCGCGACTTCGGTTCCGAGTCCGCCACTCAGCAGGTGCAGGCCGAAGTCGCCCGCAAGCTCGGCCGTCTGCGCAATGACGCCGAAACCACCTTCGAGTATCACCTCTTCAACGGCATCCAGGGGATGGTGAAAGACCCGCGCGACGGTGCCACGGTGGTGAACTACTTCACCGAGTTCGGCATCACCCCGGCCACCGAGGTGGATTTTGATCTCGACAACGCCACCCCGACCTCGGGTGCCTTGCGCAAACGCTGCCAGGCGCTGATCGAAAGCGTCGAGGATACGATGGGCGGGCTTGCCACCGGTGCCATCGCGCTGCGCGCCGAATGCGGCTCGGCCTTCTTCGCCGATCTGGTGGCGCACAAGGAGGTGCGCGAGACCTATCTCAACACCGCCGCCGCCGCCGATCTGCGCTCGCGCATCGCTGATGAGGTCAGCTTTGGCGGTATCACCTTCCGCCGCTATCGGGGTGGTGCGGGCTTCGGTGTCGCCACCGACAAGGCCGTGTTCTATCCTGAGGCCGTCGATGGGCTGTTCGAAATCTACCACGCCCCCGCCGACACGTTCGAGACGGTGAACACGCTGGGCCAGCCGCTCTACGCCCGCATGATCCCCGACCGCGACCGCGACGAATGGGTGCGTCTCGAGATCGAAAGCAATCCGCTGCCGATCTGCACCCGCCCGCAGGTGCTGCGCTCGGCGCGGCGGACGTGATGAACGCCTTGGCTGCCGCCATCGAGATGCTCTTCGCCGATCCGAACATCGGTGTGGAGGCGATCTACACATCCGATGGCGGCGCGCCTGTGCTGGTGCGCGTCGTTGTTCGGCGGCCAGACGAGGTGACAAACTTTGGCGATGCCCGGCTTTGGTCGGAAACCACGCGCATCGACCTGCGCGTAGCCGAGGTGCCGAATCCGCGCCCTGGCGACCGGATCGAGATCGACAGCGAAGCTTTCCTCATTCAGGGCGAACCCGTCCGTGACCGGGAACGGCTGGTGTGGACCGTCGACCTGAGGCCAGCGTGAAACTGAAACTCGCCATCGATCCCGACATCGTCGCCCTGATGGTTGCCGAGGTCGCGGCCGGGGAACGCGCCGTCACTGCCGCGATGCGCGAGGCTGGCACCGGCCTGAAATCCGCCTGGCGGGCGCAAATCACCGGCGCGGGGCTGGGCACAAGGCTCGGCAACTCGATCCGGCTTGCGACCTATCCCAAGGCGGGCGAGAGCCTCAACGCCGCGGCGCTGGTCTGGTCGAACGCCCCGGTGATTGTCGGCGCTCATGATACCGGGCCGCTGATCCGCTCGAAGCACGGGTTCTGGCTGGCAATCCCTACCCCGGCCGCGGGCAAAAGCACGAAAGGTGGCCGCATCACGCCCGGCGAATGGGAACGCCGCACAGGCCTGCGACTGCGCTTCATCTACAGGCGCCGGGGTCCGAGCCTGCTGGTGGCCGAGGGGCGGCTGAACAGCAAAGGGCGCGCCGTGGCATCGCGAGCGAAGACTGGCCGCGGGTTGACCACCGCGCCGATCTTCCTGCTGGTGCCGCAGGTCAAGCTGCCGAAGCGGCTGGATCTGGCGCGGGATGCGGAGCGGGCGGTGAACGCGGTGCCGGGGTTGATCGTGGCAGAATGGAAGACCGAGCAAGCAAAGTGAAAGTTGTGTTTTTACATAAGCCTAACCGACACTGGACCACCGGACAGGTTGCATCAAGGCATTGCATCCATTGGGCGCCGTCGCCTGACGAGCAAGGACGCATACTACCATAAATACAAGCATCATCAGGTACGAGCTTGACCTGCAAACTGCAGGTCGATCAGTTCACACCTTCAGTAACCTCGATCACTTTTCTCAGCGCACCCACAAAAAAAGTTGACTATTTCGCAATCATACGCATCTAAGGTACACGAGTTCGCTGCCCATCGGCTTCGAACCAATCGAGGTTTCGGTCGCTGAACCAGCGTAGCAAATCAGCGACCACCCTACACCCCGAAGGCAGATCTGCAGGCAGCCAGCGTCCAAGCAGGCGATGTGCGGATTTTTCCGATACTGTTGTCGGCATGGTAGCAGGTGATAAACTTCGCCTTTATTGAGTTGTCCCTTCTTACCCCAAAACCCAAAACCACGACGAAGTCCCCGTAGGCTACTGTTGCCGATCGTGTTGGGTCATAGGCTTTTCTGACCTTCAGGTACCCTTGATACCAATCGGCGCCGGGTTCCTGCAGCGTTGCACTAATCCAATCTATGCGCTGTGCGCGGGCGTGTGAAAAAGCATCCTTAGTACCGTCGCGTCGAGTCGATTCGTAGAAGGCATGGTCGAAGTCCTGCGCGCCGAAATAGACGCGGATTCCGTCACGAGTGAGGATCGCGCCCCGCACATACTGGTCGATGAAATGCCGCCTATAGGCGGGTTCATCTACCAACATTCTCAGAGCAGGAAGTGGCATTACCAGCCCCCCTGCAGATTGATCTTGAAAATGTTAACCTTCTTGGCACTTCGGAACGTGGGGGCAAGTGTCTTTCCAAGCCGCTCTTCGATTTCAAGTACCAACCGTTCCTTTGCGGACCCAGCGCTTAAGGTGCCATTCGCCCTAGCACTCACTGCGCCGAGCAGGAGGTCACAGAACTGAATCAGTACCACTTCACGGGAAGGCAGGGCTTGCACGCAATGCACTTCAGCCCAGAGGTTAGCGTTGGAAAGTACCCTGCGGAGGGTCTGGAAGCGTTCTGGGTCACGATTCGACTTTAAGTCGCAGAATATCCGATACTCGTTAAAATCCTGAATCCACTGGTGCAATAACTGATAATAGAACTTGTAGAACCCGAGTTCCTGATCACCGTTGTGACGGCCAAAATCTACATGCTCGCGCTCTACCATGATGCAACGAAAACGCAAATTTTCACCGTGGGCAAAGAATAGGTCAATTAAATCCAGAAAGAAGCTCAGCTTAGACGGAGAGACCTTGCTCCACTTAATCTCGCCCCAAGCTTGGTGCTTGGCACGAAGCTCCTTTATCTTTCCTTTCAGCTCATCCCGCAATGTGTCAGGCAGCCAAAGGCTACCAATCATCAAGTGACGCGCTTTCGGCTTCTGAGAGGTAAAGAGGTCTGGAAATGCCTCGTCACAATATACTTCGAACTTCATAATATCTGCTCCCAGACGTCACGCGCGCGTCTTAAGTCCTAGATCTTATAGGTTGGTTGGTGTGTCGACGTCCACTGCTGGCGGCAATACAGGCATGGCCAGATCAATACGCAGGTGCAACGTTGAGGTTCAACGGGGAATCGCGGGCGGACCCAAGTCCATAGAACGTACAACGCACAGAGAGCAAATGCCCACCACCCGCGAAACCGTCCTCGCCGCGCTGCAGGCGCGGCTTCAGCCGCTTGCTGCCCTCACCCTGCGTGATGAGGTTCTGCCCGAGCGGATCCCGGCGGCGGGGCTGATCATCCTGCGCGATGGCCAGCCGGGCGAGCCGGATGTGACGCTTTCGCCGCTGCGCTACCATTACCAGCACCGCGCCGAACTGGAGGTCGTCATCCAGTCTGGCACCGGCCGGGCCAGCACCTTCGACAGCCTGATCGCGTCGATCGGCGCGGCACTTGAAATCGACCGCACCCTCGGCGGCCTTTGCGACTGGGTCGAACCCGAGGCCCCGGCTTCGGTCGATCTGGCCATTGAGGGAGCTGCCAGCCTGAAGGCGGCAGTGATCACCATCGTGCTTCATTACACCACCGCCGACCCGCTGGCCTGACCCCGGCAGCAATCCCAGAGATCACAAAGGAGACCCCCATGGCACGTGCGCAAGGCGCCCGGGCGCAGATGGCGCTGGCGTTCGAGACGGTTTACGGCACGCCGCCGGTTGGCGGCTACACGCGGATGCCTTTTGCAAGCACCACGCTCGGCGCCGAGCAACCGCTCCTGGGCAATGAGCTCTTGGGCTTTGGCCGCGACCCGCTGGCGCCGATCAAGGACGCGGTGACGGTTGATGGCGATGTGGTGGTGCCGATCGACGCGGAAGGCTTTGGCATCTGGCTGAAGGCGGCGTTCGGGGCACCGACCACCACCGGGGTCGGACCCTACACGCATGAGTTTCGCTCGGGCGGTTGGAGCTTGCCCTCGATGTCAATCGAGACGGCAATGCCCGAGGTGCCGCGCTATGCGATGTATTCGGGCTGCATGCTCGATCAGCTGTCGTGGCAGGTGCAGCGCTCGGGGCTTTTGACCGCCACCGTAAAGCTGGTGGCGCAGGGCGAAACGGTGGGCACGGACACGAGCGCGGGCACGCCAACGGATCTCGCGCTG